AAAAAAACACAGGTTTTGAAAAAGTCCCCGTAATTTGGGCCGGCTCAGAGAGAGCCCAGAACATCAAGAATGATGAAATAAATCGCGATGACGTAGGAATGGTGAATTTGCCCATTATAGTTATAGAAAGAACAGGTGTCAAAAAAGAGATGAAAAAGCGAGGAATTCCTTTCGCGATGGTCGATCCTAGGGGAGACCTTAAGGGAGGGTTTTATAAGATAAATAAGGTTATAAACCAAGATAAAACGAGCAATTTCGCTAATGCTGACGCCGCGCGCTTAAGAAAGCAGGTTAATTTTCCAACTTATAGAAAGAAAAAAAATCAAAAAATCGTATATGACACGTTAACCATACCAATACCGATATATGTCGATGTGGAATACAAGGTGACACTAAGAACAGAATATCAACAACAGATGAATGACATGCTGGTGCCTTTTGTGAGGGTCTCCAACGCACACAAGAGAGTAATAATTGGACACAACTCAAACGCTTATGAAGCTTTTATTAATGAAGACTACAGCATGGAGAACAATGTGTCTAAATATGAAACAAATGAAAGAAAGTATGAAACGACCTTAACAATGAATGTTTTGGGCTATTTAATAGGCGACGGCAAGAATCAATCGCAACCTCGTGTCGTGAGGAGAGAAAACCCAGTTCAAATACGTTTGGCAAGGGAGAGAATCATCATGGGAGATGAGGACGGAGAATTTAGATTTTAAAGGACTTTGAAATACACACAGACTATTTATTAGAGAAAAAGTTCATACTATTTTGAATTAGCTTATATTTAAGGAGCGAAATAACATGGCAGTCGACAAGTTTAAGTTTATATCCCCTGGAATCTTCATCGATGAGATCGATGAATCAGGCTTAACATCATTACCCGAAAGGCTAGGTCCTCTAGTTATCGGACGTTTCAAGAAAGGCCCCTCGATGAGGCCTATAACCGTTAATTCTTTTAAGGAGTTCGTGCAAAAGTTTGGTACGCCCTCTGATGGACGACCCCGCGGAGACGTGTGGCGCCAAGGAGAGATGACTGCTCCTACATACGCTGCATATGCCGCTCAAGCCTGGCTTCGCAATAACACTCCTTGTACTATTTTTCGACTCTTAGGTGAACATCCTTCTAATGCTGACTCAAGTATTTCGACTGCTCAAGCCGGCTGGAAGACTGATAACGTACCAGCCACCACAATTGGAAACGGCACCACTGGTGGAGCATACGGATTGTTCGTTTTCCCAAATCCAGATTCATACGTTACTGGAAACGCACAAGCAACAATTCTTGTTGACAATGCCGAAGGCTCAAATTTAAACATTGCTGCCGACCAGACAATGATTTTGCAAGCAACTGATGGAACTAAACTAACCATTACGGCAAAAACTGACAGTGCTGATTATACCGCGGCCGAGTTTAACATTGTCGCAGCTAACGACTCTGATAATGCAGCTAATATTGTAAGAGCCATTACAGGCTCTACAGTGGGCGCCTCGCACTTCACAGCTTCTCGCGCCGGCGGCGAAATTACAGTGGAGCAGATCAACTCTGGGCCTCTCGGAAATACAACCCTTAACCTAAATAACCTTGCTAATGCTACAGCATCGCAAAACTTCTCTGGTGGTAGCCACCACGCGGTTACCGGAACCTTGGCTGCTATTTGGTACATACAAGACGGCGCAATGATGCTAACTGGTACTGACCGCCTAGGTTCAGCCCGTCGAGGCGCCGGCGCTTTGATAAAGTCTACAAATCAAAAATTCACAGCTCAAATTTTTAGAGGGGGCACCGGCTCAGCAAACGAGGTAGACACTGCAACCTTTAACTTTAATAGAGATTCAGATCTTTACATTAGAAAAGTGTTCAACACCGACCCAACTAAGACGAATTCTGATTTGGTTGCTGCAGCCGATTTAGAGTATTACTGGCTGGGTGAGACATTTGATGAAAACGTTCGCACAAAGCTAGCCGTTACCGGCTCAGAAGTTACTGACACAGGAGATTTCTTGGGCGTCATCCTCGGCCTAGAAGGTGTGACAGGCGAGGCTAGTTTCGACTATCATGATCGTCGAATGAACTCAAAAGCAGCTACAACTGGATGGTTCTTCTCGCAAGATAATCGAGGAGACACATCTGCCGGCTTTGATGTGATTGCACACACAAATAAGCTATTCAAGATTCACGCTCTTGATAGCGGAGAATCAGCAAACCGAGATCTTAAGATTTCTGTTGCTGATATTAAAGTGCCAACCGACAAATTTAATCGATTTGGCACCTTCTCTGTGCTTGTCAGAAAAGGCACTGATAACGACCACAAGCCAGAAATTTTAGAAAGATTTAGCAACGTGAGCCTTGATCCTGGCGCCACAAACTACATTGCTAAAGTCATAGGCGACAGAAACTTTACGTATGATTCTGATGCTAAAGTTCTTAGAGAGCACGGTAATTACCCAAATCGATCAAACTATGTCCGCGTTGAAATGGACGCAGCCGTAGACCAGGGCGCCGGCGAAGGCCTGCACCCGTACGGTGTATATGGCCCTCTCGTGCCAGCTACCTTCCAGTTGCTTAGCGGATCAACCCCCGCGGGCTTAACGGATAATCGTGCCCTTGCACTTAAATCATATGTCACCAGCACTGGCAGTATTCCTGACGCGATGCTCGTGAAGAAGGTAGACAATAGCAGCAGGCATGGCGATGGTTTGTTAATTTATCAAGGCGATGATAGTGAGTTCCACGATGGTGTACACCTAACAGCTTCATTACAGTTCCCAAGTACTCGCTTAAGGGTGTCATCTTCCGAGGGTGATTTAGTTAAGAAAAGTTTGGCTTTCTTTGGCTACAACTCCTCTATAGTCAATACAAGAAGATACGACCACACCAACTTAGACCTTCTCAGAGCTACGCCAAGTGGCCTAAACCAGGGAGGCGATCAAGACAAGACTGAAAAGATTCACTCTTGGATATTTACTCTTGATGATGTGAAGCTTAATCCAGATAATGCCAACCACTCGGTTTACGTATCTGGCTCTAGAGCAGCAGGCACTTCTTACACTGCCAAGTCTGGCTCTAGTGAGGTTGTGAGTGTACAAGGGCATAATAAGTTTACATCCCCCATGTTCGGAGGTTTCGACGGCTTCGATGTTACAGAGAAGGATCCATTTAGAAACGAATACCTCTCGAAGAATGAAGCGGAGACCACCAACTATGCTTACCACACAATCAAGAAAGCGATTGACATGGTTGCAGATGAAGAGTTCATTGAGTACGATGTCGCCACTATTCCGGGCGTCACTAGATCTAAACTCACCACTGCGCTAGTTAACAACTGTGAAGAGCGTGGAGATGCACTAGCCATTATTGATGTCGAGGGAGGCTACAAGCCGCCTCATGAGAACTCTGATTCAGAGTCGACTCGACTAGGTAATGTAACGACCACGGTATCTAACCTTAAAGAGCTTGGAATCAATTCAAGCTACGGATGTGCTTTCTATCCGTTCGTTCAAATCAGAGATGTCTTGAACGACTCAATGCTGTACGTGCCCCCATCTGTTGTCGCGCTAGGAACTTTCTCTAGTTCGCAAAGAAAGTCGGCAGTTTGGTTCGCCCCTGCAGGGTTTACCAGAGGAGGCTTAAGTGAAGGATCTTCAGGTCTTACCGTGACAGGCGTACGCCAAAGATTAACTTCGGATGACAGAGACGAGCTGTATGATGCTAACATCAACCCAATCGCCTCTTTCCCAGCCGAGGGAGTTGTGATCTTTGGCCAAAAGACGCTGCAAGTTACACCGTCTGCGCTGGACAGAATCAATGTACGTCGTTTGTTAATTTATCTTAAGAAAGAAATTTCAAGAATCGCAGCTAGAATCTTATTTGATCAAAATGTGCAAGCAACTTGGGATAAGTTTACTGGCCAGGTTGAACCTTTCCTTGCCGGCGTCAAAGCTGGCCTAGGCCTAACCGACTACAGAGTTGTGCTTGATGACACCACTACAACTCCTGACTTGGTCGACCGCAACGTCCTGTACGCTAAGATATACTTGAAGCCAGCACGTGCGATTGAGTTCATTGCGCTTGACTTTATTATTACAAAGAGTGGGGCATCTTTTGATGATTAATCTTAGAAAGGACTATTTAAAATAGAGACAGAGGAGAACTTATTCGATGGCAACATTTTACTCAGACGCAAGTCTTAACGGATTTCAACCTAAAAGAAAGTTTCGTTTTACACTACATTTGAAACTTTTGGGTGAGGAGTATACCCTCATGGCCACAAAGGTGAAGAAGCCATCTTACGACCTGGGCGATAAGACACACAGGTTTTTGAACCATGAGTATAAGTATCCTGGTATTATCAAGTGGCAGGACGTGGAAGCTAGCTTCATCGATGCAAAAGATCCAAATGTAGGGTCTGGTTTTTACAACCTGCTCATAAATTCCGGCTATAGCCAGCCGGATACTTTAGGTGATGCTCTTAAGGGTGTTACTAAAGTATCCTCTGTACAGGCCTTAGGCGATGTTGTAATTAGACAGCTTGATGGTGGAGATGTAAACTTCGCTGGTATTGAACCCGACGAGCCAGGCGGTGTAAAGATTGATCCTACAATCTTAGATCAGTGGACCCTTAAAAACGCATTCATTTCAAAACTAGCTTTCGGTGATCTTGATTATGCATCTGATGATTTGGTTGAGATCGCATGCACATTTAAGTATGATTATGCCACTTATAAAGCAAATCAAGGCACGTACGTTATCGGAACATAGTTTTCTCTTATTTTACTTTACAAAATAGATATTTGATGTTATATTCGTATCAAACTCCCTAAGAGAGGAATAAATGAGAAATAATGAGAAGCGCTTTGGACAGCCCAGCCGTCCTGAAGACACTTCAAGTCCTGCAGCTCAGGCACCGCAGCTTTCCTATGTGGTGCCAACCGAGTTTGTAGAACTGCCTTCAAAAGGTAGGTTTTACTCGAAAGACCACCCACTTCACAATCAAGAGACTATAGAAATTAAGTTTATGACTGCGAAGGAAGAGGATATTCTTTCTTCAGAGACCTTAATTAAGAAAGGCTTGGTCTTAGATCGTTTATTTAAAAACTTGATTGTTGACCAAAATATTGATCCAACTAGTTTGTTAGTTGGAGATCGGAATGCAATCATGGTCGCCGCCAGGATCTCTGGCTATGGTTCTGGCTATACTGTGAAAATGTCTTGTCCTTTGTGCCAAGCTGCAACTGAACACACATTTGACTTACGATCGTCAAAAATAAATGAACAATGCTTTGATCAAAAATTCTTAGAGGAATCAAAGGCATCGTTTAATGAAGAAACGCAAAACTTTAAACTTCACTTGCCGGTTTCTGGTGTTGAAGTTGAGCTTCGCCTCTTAACAGGAAAAGAAGAGGTTAATCTAGAGGATAGCGGAGACAATATAATTACATCAACCTTGAAAGCTTTTATGGTGTCTATAAACGGAGAGGAAAACCAAGACGTTGTAAATCATTTTGCTGAGAACATTCCAGCGGCTGACTCTAGACATATTAGAAAAGTTTACTCTAGATTAATACCTAACATCGACACAACGCAAGAATTTGTATGTAAAGCCTGCAGTTATAGCGAGGATATGGAGGTACCGCTGTCCGCGGAATTTTTTTGGCCTGGACAGTGATTACATGGAATCGGTTTATGAGCAGTTCTTTGCTCTTAAGTATCATGGAGGTTGGAGCTTTATTGAAGCGTACAATCTTCCAATCGGCCTACGTTTATGGTTCTTAAACAAACTAAAAGAACAATTTGAGCTAGAGGCGGATCAATATAATAGTTAGCTTTTAAAGCGTCAAGGCTTTATTTTGCTAGCAGATACTATTTATAGTACTGTTGGGAGAGACTTAACATGGCAATGACCGAAGAGCAAGCAAAAAGATTAGTGCAGCTGCAAGAGCAGCTCATACGTCAAGCGAACCAGCTAGCGAGCCTGGAGACGACGATCAAGAATGAGATTGATCAGGGAAATCTCGCTAGGGCTCAGGAGATCAAAGACCTCAAAGAGCAGATTGAGCTAAAAAGAGCCGGCATTGACTTAGCTAAGGGCGAACTTGATATGGTCAACGCCCAGCTGGCCAGCAATCAGAACCTGACACGGCAAGAAAAAAAGAGGCTGCAAGATCGGAAAGCTGAGCTGGAGAAAATCAGACAAACCTTGGTTAATATTAGTCAAAACAACAATCAAATTCTCGATTTCACTAAAAAAATTACACAAGCGTTAAATGAGCAAACAAAAGAATGGGACAAAATAATACAACAAGAAAAACTTTCAGCGCAAATATTAGAAGACACATATAGGCGCAACCAAGCGAACCAAGAGCTTTTTTATAAATCTGGTAGAAAACAGTCGGATTTAACCTTGACTCAAATTGTGAAAGACGCAACCGCAGCCGCTACGGTCTTTGGGGGTCTGGCTAAAGACGTTGCTAACACATTTGTGCTGGCACCTGAAATGCTCTTGATGCACGCAGGGATTATTGGCGACGCTGGCTTAACTTTAAAAGCTACTTTCGACAACCTTAAGAATGTACCAAAACAGATGGACGAGAGCTTTCGAGCTGTTGTTAAAGCTACTGGTCTTTTCAGGGAGGGTATGAAGGATACTTTCGTTGATATAAT